TAACCATTTATAGAAAATTCAACCATCTACTAGAATCCTAACTAGGAAGAGGGCGGGGGGACATCGCGCAAATAAGACTCACGCACATTGTAGGCCTATTTTTTTAGGAATAGGAGTGTAGTTTACTTGTAAATAGCTCTATATCAATGACTTCGAGACAATCTGCATTCTGTAGTCTACTTACTATCTCTGCTAATTCACCTATAGTTTTACTAGTGGGTTGTAAAATATCTAGTATTTTCATATTTATAGCTAATTTTATAGCTTCGTTGATGTTTTCGTGACTACTACTCTCTCTAAACTCATCAGACATTGCTCTATCAAATCTTCTTTTCATTTTTTCAACCTTTTTCCTTTATTGAATTTACTAATGAATAGTTGATTAAAGCAAGTATTTTTAAAATATATTGTAATTTTCTTAAAAAGTACTTAGTTGTGTGGTATTACAATAGCTGTATTTGGCGATATTTGGTGTCTTAATGGCGATATTTTCCATTTTACCAGTATATATATGGGTTTAGTGGATTTTATTCAATTTTAGCGAATTTAGACCTGTTTTAGTATCTACTACATAATAAAGATATTTAAGTATCTCGTGTTCTGCCTCATCTCCACGCACTCCAGCTACCATAGTTACCTTTTCTACCTCATATCCACTATCTTTTACACTTTCTACTTCTTTCCACTTTGTTTCTTTGAACATCTTGTCTAGGTCTAGTTGTTGTAGAAGTAGGTTTACCATGAAAAATCCTTTCATAGTTGTATTTATACTTTTTGATATCAGATGTTCTATCTTTATCTCCTTTGCCATTCATCTTTTCTTTCTTTCTATATTACGTTAGTAATATATTTCTTTCTTTTACTAAGTAAACTAAGTAGTTCTTGGCTTAAAGCCCGTATAAGTTACTAATAAAACCCCTATTAATGCAAGTGTTTTTTTAAATAAAATAATACTTGTGTTATATATGTTATTCTTTTTAAATTAATGCTGGAGATATGGCTAATATATTAAACATAGCTAGAAGTTACTGCTCTAACTGGGATGCTGGTAAGTGCGTAGGGTGCGTGTTTAGTAGGGATGATGATAAATTATCCATTACATTGGATTCTGGATTAATTGGTAAGCCTTGTAGGGTAGAAGAAGGTTGTGAGTTTTTTGAATCTGTGGTCATACCGGGAATAACAGACGACAGAATAAGACAGTCTGCTAGATTGTCTAGGAGGAATAAATGAGAACAGCAGTTGCAGTAATAGCGATGATATCTGGTAAACTTTGGTTTTTTATGGAAGCATTGGTTTTAATTTGCGTAATTAAGTTAATTAAAGGGGTAATTAGTTGAAAAGAGCGATAGTTACACCTGACAAGCATTTTCCATTTGAAGATAAAAAAGCGATAAAGGTGTTGTGTCAGGCCATAGAACTTGTAAAGCCTGAGATATATATAGACCTAGGGGATACTGGAGAATGGGAATCAGTCTCTCACTGGCAGTGGAAGAAAAAAAAGAGACCTCCTTTAGAATATCAACTTCCATTCGTATATAAAGAAATAAAAGCTGTCAATAAAGGGATGGATGTCATAGACGAATCTCTAGATAAGGCAGGAACTAAAGAACGACATTTTTGTGAGGGTAATCATGATGACTGGCTTAATAGATTTGCTCAAGAAAATCCATTCTTGGCTAAAGAAATACTCGTTAAGAATGCTCTTTGTCTTAAAGAGCGTGGATACAAGTACCATAAAATCGGAAAGATGCTCAAGATTGGTAAGATTAATTTCTATCACGGGCATCATTTTGCAGGAGTTAGCCACACTCGTAATCATCTCCTTCGCCTCGGTGGTAATGTTATGTATGGTCACCATCATGATATTCAGCAAAGCTCTATTACACACATTGATGGAGTCAAGTCAGCGTGGTCAATAGGATGTCTTAAGGATATGAGGGCTGATGCAAATGAATGGCTTGGGAATAGACAGCATAACTGGCAACACGCCTTTGCTATTGTAGACTTTCATAAGAATGGTAACTTTAATGTAACCATACATCAGATAGTTAGTGGGGTTAGTACGGTTGATGGACAGGTATTAAGTGCAAAGTAGAAAGATAAATAAGAAAGACCATCTATTATTTGATGATGTTAATGAGTTTAATCAGTTTATGCCTGAATCTTCTCTAGTTGATGACTGGAGAGACGGAAAGGAAGGAGACTGGGTTTTATGCGATGATGGTCAGGTTTGTCAGATTTTAAAAAGGAATACCCTTAGGAAGGGTGAGTCGGTAAAATCTGATTACGTAAGGACAGTAATTGGTTCCTTTATTTGTTCTGGTAACTACAAGATGTCTGGAGAGATGAGGAAAAACATATATACTTTTAGTCCTAAGTACGATAGTGCGTATAGAGTAAAGAAAGACAGGAAAAAAGCAACTAGGAATGAGTTCTTATTTGCTAAATATGTAGCTAAGGGCGAAGATATGGTAGATGCTTTCATAAGTGCGTTCCCTGCGAATAGTAGGAAGTATGCAGAAAGGGAAGCTAAATTTTTAATGAACACTAAAAGGGTGAAAAATTTGATACGAGAAGAAATAGATAAGATAATGAATGAGGCTGAAATAACTCCATTGTATATCTTAGAGAAGATGAAGGACATAATAGAGGCTACTACATCCAGAGATAGCGATAAGGTGTCCTTATTAAAAGAATTAGTCTCCATAGCTGGAATGAAAGACACGGATACAAAGTCCGAATCTGTAACTGTATTCCAAGGTTTTTCATCTGAACAGCTAGAGGCTATCAGTGGTGGTGAAAATAAGAAACTGGCTAGCGCCAAAAGGGAATTGAAAAGCTGATGAATCTATACGAAATAGTCATGGAGGTTCTTGAGCACGCTGACGATAATGATATGTCTTTAAGTGATGATATGTCAAAGCAAAGCATAGCTACTGAAATCTATGAGCTGTTCTATGAAAGTCAAGTTTATTCTAATTTTGTTGATAGTGGTTACATGAGGGACGTAAGTGACTACTGGCAATTTAGGCAAGACTTAGATGAAGACGAGTAAGTTAGCAGTATATGGAACACTTAGGGATGGAGAGCGAGACACTTGGAAAGTAGATGGTTACTCATTGGTGTTTCCGGGACATAGGGATTACCCTGCCGCTTTTATAGATGAAAATCAAAACGAGATGGTTGTTGAGGTTGTCGAGGTTGACGATATAGATATAGCGGGCTATGATAGGTATGAGGGCGTTGATTACGGCTTATATGAAAGAAGGATGGTAAAAGCCTACAATGAAGACGATGAGGTTGATGCTTGGATGTATACCATAGGCCCAAGATTATTGCAGAACGGAGGAGTGTTTGAGCTTGTCCCTAAAAACGATTGGATGTCAGAGGAATGCCAAAAGCTCCGAACATAAATAAGAATAACGTATCTGAGAAAGAGCGTGTTTTAGAGATGGCTAAAAAAGACATAATAGCCTTTGGCCAGTTATTTCTACCTGAAGACTTTATGAAGTCAACACCGGCTCCATATCACTATGAATTAAATAACTTATTATTAGACCAGAATAAAAAAAGGAATTGCATAATATTGCCACGTGGTCATAGTAAGTCAACCCTTGCAAAAACAGCATTACTACATCATTTGTATTTTAATCCAGAGGGTAAGAAAGAGTTTATAGCTTGGGTGGCTGAAGAGCAATCTCAAGCAATAGACCATATAAAATATATACAGAACCATATAGAGGTAAATTCCGCACTTAATTATTACTTTGGCGACATTAGGGGCTCTAAATGGACTGAAAAGGAATTTACTACAAGTAAGGGCGACAGGGTTATAGCTAAGGGAACTTCTCAGAGGCTACGTGGTCGTTCACAGCTTGGGTTGAGATATACTAAGATTATTCTTGATGACTTTGAATCTGAATTAAATACTAAGACCCCAGATAGGAGAAGAGAGATTAAGGAGTGGGTAATGTCAACTGTAGAACCAGCTCTTGAGAACTCTGCAGAAAATGAAGGCTCTATATGGCTCATAGGTACAATAGTCCATTATGATTCCTTTCTACAGAGTATATATGACGGATATCTAGAGGCAAAGAGGGAAGGTAGGAGTTATGCTTGGGATGTTATGTACCATAAGGCTATAGACGAAAATGGAGAGGTTCTTTGGCCTAGCTACTTTTCTAAGGAAAAATTATCAGATATAAGAAGAAGGTTTGAGGATGTTGGCCTTTCTCATAAGTTCGCACAGGAGTACCTGAATGAGGCTAGGGATTTAGAGAATGCTAAATTTAAAACAGAAAGATTAGAATATTATGACCATGAGTTTGAAAGTAGGGATAATTATTGTTATCTTGTCAATAAAGATGATGCCATACCTGTCAATGTTTACATAGGAGTTGACTTAGCCTATGAAGCCAATGCTTCTAGTGACTTTCAAGTAATAATGGTTATTGGCATAGATAGTGGTAGAAATATATATGTAATTGACTATATGCGTGAACATATGCCATTATATAATATGCCAGAAGAGATATTGGAATACTCAAGGGAATACTCCCCGGTTAAAAGAGTTAATGTAGAACACGTTGGTGCTCAGGGAATAATAAAAGACGCTGTTAATAAACTATCCGGCTCCGAAAGAAAGATAGCTCCGGGAATAGCGTTAGGAATAAGACCACCTACTGGAATTAAAAAAGAAGACAGGTTGGAATCATTATTGGCTCCATTAGTTAATCGTGGAAAGATGTTTATAAAAAGAAAGCATACTCATTTAGTTGATGAGATGTTTCAATTCCCAAAGGGTAGGAATGACGACGTATTAGATGGTCTCTGGTATGCTGTTAATAAAGCTAGACCTCCAATAAGTAAGAGGTTTGATGCGTCGGATTTTGAGAACTATACAGAACCTAAGACTATTAAACATAAAACAAAGCGTGTAATATCTTGGGTTACTGGGCAAAAACTTTAAAAAGTACTTGTGTTATATATATTTAATTTATTATATTACGTACTAAAAAGGAAGGTGCGCCCATTTCTAGTATAAGAGAGTTGGAAAAGAGTGAAGTTCAGCATTCTGAGGTTAATAGACAGCTTTGGAGAATGTGGAAAGATGCTCGTGCTGATTGGGATACAGAGGCGAGAGACTCAATAGACTTTTACCTAGGTAACCATTACACGCAAGAAGAGTCAGATGCTCTTCGTGCTATTGGTCAGGGTGATTTTGTAATAGACCGTGTTTATGGGGCTATTGAAAAGCTAAAATCGTTATTAACTTCTAGGGCTCCTAAGTACAGTGCTGTAGGGAGAGAAGACTCTGACAGTAGAATATCAAATGTTTGGAGAACTATTCTTGAATACATTTGGGATATATCAGATGGAGATGTGCAATTCAAGCAAGCGGTTCATGATTATGCTACTTCTGGTATGGGGTACTTCTATGCTTACCTAGACCCAGAGGCTGATTATGGAAGGGGTGAAGTTAAGTTTACATACCTTGACCCATTTAGGGTTTATGTAGACCCAGCTTCTAGGCATAGATATGCTGACGATGCTTCTGGTATCATAATGTCTACTATCCTCACAGAAGACCAGCTTCTAAATATGTATCCTCAGGTTGAGCAGTATATAGAAGACTTAGAAAGCTATTATGATGAGGAGGACTACCCATCATCTTTAAAAAGAAACACATCTAATTCATTTACCCCAGACAACGTATATGACTCTAATTTCAATAGAGTAGATAAATATAGAATACTAGAAAGATTTACAAAGGTAAAAGTACCTTTTTATAGAATATTTAATAAACAAGATGGTTCAGAAAACATAGTTGATTCTGATAGATACGAAGAGTTTATGAATAATGAGCAAGCTCAGTTACTTATTAGGGCTGAGTTAATAGAAATCGTAGAAGTTGTACAAACTAGGATTAAGGTCTCATGTACGGTTGGCGATTTACTGTTATATGAGCAAGTTTTAAATACTGACATATACCCTATAATACCAGTTCCAAACATATGGACTGGTACTCCTTATCCGAAATCGGATATATCCAAAGTTCAAGATTCTCAAAGATTATTGAACAAACTTTTCTCTCTTACTCTCTCACACGCTCAAGCCTCTGCCGGTCTTAAATTACTGGTTCCAGAGGGTAGCGTAGATGATTTGGGGCAGTTGGAACAGGATTGGGCTAGACCCAATGCTGTTATACCTTATAATCCTGAGTTTGGTGCACCGCACTTCCCTGCCCCACAATCATTATCTGGAGAGTTTTATAATTTAATAAGTCGAATAGAACATTACATAGATTTAAGTTTCGGTATCCCCGAGTTGATGCAGGGCTTTAAAGAGTCTGCACCTGAAACTGTCCGAGGAACGGCAATGCTTGCCGAGATGGGCGAAACTCGTGGTAAATCCAAGTTGCGGGATATCGAAGGAAGTTTGACCAGATTAGGTCGTAATATATACAACCTATCTAAAGGTCACTACACTTACGAAAAGACTTTCAGAGTCGTACAGCCGAATAATGACATTACGGAATTTACGGTTAATAATATGTACGATGATAAAAGTCAGGAAATTAATGCCATAACAAATGATATCACCATTGGGCATTATGACGTGAGAATCATATCGGGTTCTACTTTACCTTCAAACAGGATAGCTGAATATAATATGTATCTTGAAGCGTTTAAGTTGAATTTGGTAGATGATGTCGAGGTTTTGAAGAAATCCGAAATCTTTGACAAAGAAGGTGTTTTACAGCGTAAGGGTCAAATGGCTCAAATGCAATCCTATATCAAACAGTTGGAAGAGCAGGTTAAGAAACTTAGTGGAGATTTACAAACCGCTGAACGTGAGACTATGAGTTCTCGCAAGCGGGCAGAAACTGAGAAATTCAAAAGCAGGCTTAATGAGATTCAAAATGATACCAAGTTCAAAAGCAAGGTTCAGGTTGACAATCTCAAGAGAATTGTTGATGGCGAATCGCAGGCTGTAAACTAATGAAAACAGAAGTAGTGGTTACTTTCCACGGTTCTGCTTTTATAGACATCTGAAAAGGTGATGCTAATAATAAAAGAAATCGAGGAATAAAATGGAAGACACTATGAACGGAGAAGTTACTACTATAGAAGGTGTAGAAGGCGAAGTTTTAGAACAAATTGTTGAGCCAGAACAAGTAGGTGGAGAACCAGCTCAAGAGGTGGGTGAACAGCCCATTGATGATGCTAAGAAGTTTCAGTCAATGTATGACAAGAAAACTGCAGAATACGAAAAGCTCAATTATGAAGTCGAGGAACTACGTAAGTACAAACAACTAGGAGAGGTTCTTGAAAAAAGACCAGACGTTGTTGATGCTATGAGAAACACGCTAAGTGGTAACAAGGTTGATAATGAGCCACAAGCTCAAGTTGTCAATGAGGAATCATTTGACCCTTGGGAGGCATATTATAAACCCGGTTCACCTTCATACGAAATGAGGGTGGGCCAAGAAAAGGCCCTTGTAAATGAAGCTGTTCAACAACAGTTTAGTGGTTTACAAAGGCAAATGGCAGTCAATAATCTCAAACAAGACTTAACTAATAAATATGGTTTTGATGACCCTAAGATGGCTGATGACTTTATAAGCTTCGCTACTACTCCAAGAGAAGAACTTCCCTTGGATATGTTAGTTGATGTGTATAGAAAGTATAAAGGTGGAGGAGAGAAAGTTTCTCAAAACCTAGAAGCTGTTCAAAGGTCTCAGAAAATTGCACCTACGGCTGGCGTCGTTCAAGGTGCGGCTCCTGAAAAGCCAAATGAATTAGAAGATGTCTGGACTGGGGTTATGGGTGCTTCTCGTAATACTCAAATATAATCTATAAGGAGTCCTAAATGGCAACTTACAATCAAGGTATTGTGAATGTTGGTGACCCGGGTTCAGCCGCTTCAGGCTATCATACTCGTCGGTTATACAACTTCTCAGACCGTGTGGCTGACTTAGCTCCCGATGAATCTCCATTCTTCGTGTACCTTTCAAAGGTAGCTAAAGTCCCTACGGATGACCCACAATTCCGATTTTTAGAAGACAGAACAAAGGTTTCAATGACAGACAGAGCGTTTTTACTCGATGGCTCTCATTCGATTCCTGCGGCTGGTTCTTCTTTATCATATACAGTTGATACCGCTGGCGGTGCGTCAGTTGATTGGCTGGTAAAGGGAATGGTTTTCGCAGTTGATTACACAGAAAGCGATTCTCCTGAAACAATCATAGTAAGGGTTGAGAGCTCTCCAGTTGACGCTGGTAGCAATACAACTTTTACTGGTAAAACAATTTCAGCTATTGACGGAGCTGAAACTGGTGCTACTAATACGAAGTGTCAAGTAATTGGTACTTCATATGCTGAAGGTACTGGTGCTCCAGATGTATGGTCTGAAGAGCTAGATAACGATTATGGTTACACCCAAATCTTTAAAACAGCTTGTGAAATGTCTAACACTGCTCGTGCAACACGTTATCGTGGATATAGTGATGAGTTCCAAAGAGTTTGGAATCTTAAGCTACGTGAGCATAAGGTAGACATTGAGCGTGCTATGCTTTTCGGTCAGCGTGCAAGTACTGGTGGTATTCAATATACTGAAGGTATAGCTGGTCACGTTATCAAAAATGGAACAGCAAATATTGACGACAGTGCTCTTTCTTACAGCTCTGGCGCTCCATATTTTCGTAGCTCAACTACGGCAGAATTAACATACGACAGAATCCTTTCGGATTTCGAAGTTGTATATGACCCTGCTCGTGGTGGAACTGATAGTAAATTAGCTCTTGCTAGTCTACCAGTATTGACATTCTTTAACAAACTGGGAGATGGTCTATTTCTTGATTCATCTGTTGGTTATTCAAATAGTGCAATGCGTTATGACGTAAGTCAGAAAGATGGTAGATTTGGTCACAAGGTCTTAGCTGTGGAAACTATCCACGGAACAATGAATATGGTAAAAGAACCTCTATTTAGAGGATTCTCTTCCGGATTCTTGATGATGATTGACCTAGACCACGTTGCTTATCGTCCACTAGTTGGAAACGGTGTTAATCGTGATACGCAAGTTCAAACTAACGTTCAATCTGCTGATGAAGACCTTCGTAAGGATATGATTCTTACTGAGGCTGGTTTAGAAGTTTCTCTTCCAGAAACTCATTTCCTACTTAACTTAGAAGGAGTTTAACAATGAGAAGTGATTATCTAAATAAAAATAGTGGAAGGTCTGATATAGCTAGTAAGGTTGAAAACGTAACAGCGGCAAGAACATTAACTGCGGCAGATTCT